TGTTCTGCTTGTTGAGCACGAAGTTCATCGTCTTCTTCTAATAAATGAGACATTTCTGCAATACTTTCTGATTTCATAACATTAAGAAGAACTGATGCAGAAGATCCATTTTGAACAAATGATTGAGCAAGAGATTCAAATGTTTGACGAATACGAGCATCTTCAGATGAAGTATTTACAAATACATCTAAATCAGCATTTGCTATATCATCTCCATTTATATCAAGTAACATACGTGAAGTATCATCCAATATAAAATCTGCTTTAAGATTTTTACCTCTATACACTTGTTTGGCTACATCTACACAAGCCTGTAACACTCTACGCTTAGTATCTTCATGAAATACAAACCATTTTTCTGTAGTATGCGAAGACTGAGTAATAGCTCTTTCTACACCACCTACTGTTTCACGATTGTCAATTTGACCTTCTCTTTGTTTAGTTATCCCAGCTATAGTACCAAGTTGCTGCTCAATATAATTAAGCATTGCTATATTCTGTTGAATAAACTGTCCTATTTCCGGAGATATAGCTTTATTTGTTGTATTAAAGTTACCTGCTAATTTTCCTTGAGCTTGCCCCTTCTTACCTTCATTAAATGGATCTACAATCATGTATCCAAGAATATGCAGGTAATACATCCATTTATCAAGATCCCAATCATCAGGAATCTTAGACATATCTAATTCTATAATGGGACCACCAAACCTGGCAACTAATAATTCCAGTCTTCTCATATAAACATTATATGCAAACTGAAATGGTGCCATTCTAGTCATCATAGAAACTCCACAGTCAGTACCTATGTACCCAAGATCACATTTAGATTTATTATTTATACCACGTATTTGGAAAGGACGAGCTTGCATTTTAACATGAATATGACCACCGAGCTTAGTTCCTTCATAAGCCTCGTTTATCCACATCCATTTAACAGTTTCACCTAACTCTTTATTTGGCTTATAGTGCTCAGAAACCCATCTTTCAGCTTGATCTCCATAATCATCAAAATAAGAAAGTTTACCTATTTTTCTACGACCACGCCAACGAGTTCTAACAACTCTAACATTTCCCTTAGAATCAAAAGGTCCTACAAATCCATAATTTGTAAAACCATTATCTACTTCAATTAACCTGGGATCTTGTTCTGAAAGTGTAAGAGGATAATACATCCTGGGATTGACATATGCATAATTCAAAACAGAATTCCCCTGTTTATCAGAAATACCACCTTCAAGATATGCTATATCTGATTCTTTTAAATACTCATAAAATTCATCAATAACTTTTCCAATAGGAAGATATTGAACTTGTATAATTATATCAGAATCTTCTATTTTAAAGTCTTTAGTTAGCCCCATTGCATATACTGTTCTAGGATCTACTTTCTCTACAACAATATCTCCAGCAACACTATCTATTCTGTATATCTCTCTGGAAGATACAAGAAGGTCTAACATACCTTCATTAAACTTCTTTTTAAGATTCTGTTCCTTATACACATAATGCATAAGCCTTGACGCAGCTAATTCTGCACTATCCTTCCAACTATATTTTAAATATTTACCAAGCTTTTGTATTTTTGCAGAAGCTTCTTCCTCAGAAAAAGACTGATTTTTAAGCTCTTCTTGCACAAGCTCCATAAGCATTTGCTGCTGCATATCTTGTTTAGAAGAAACAGCAGATTCATTTACACTTCTTATTACCCAGTTATCCTTTCTTAAATATTCTTCTCCAACAATAAGATCTATTTTAGGAGCGCATACTGGATAATTTTTAGCCTCTGAAGGAAATGTAACCCCCTCTATATCCATAGGATTGAACATTTTTTCCATATCTTCTGGAATAGCCAATCCATTATAAATATTGTAATTTCTTTCTATTTCCTCCATCTTATCTCTGTTCATACCATTACGATAATACAACATAGATTCAGCAGCGTCTACACATCTCTTATACCAATCTTCAGTTTTGGTTTTTGTAGAAACTTTTTGAGCGGGGAAATATATTTGATTATGTGAACCTAATATATCCATTTTAATAAAATTTGTTGCAAAGTTAATATTTTTAAATAAATCAACCTAATTTTTAGTGATATTTTTGACTAATGTATAAACTTTACATTGTCGTTTTATAATATTTAATTTTAGGGTTTTTATATGCCTTATCCCAAAATGTATTGGATGTTACCGTTTTAATCTGTTTTTGTCTTGAATTTTGAGTAAGAGTTATACGATCTTCACGTAATATCATTAAGTAAATTAATGAAGAAACTCGGTCAGCATTTATTTCATTATTATAAGAAATAAGTTCTTGTATAAGAGCTGGAGATCGTATGGTTTGTAAATTAGTTACAATATCCTCTTCAGCTTCCTCATCCTCGTTAGCCGCATATGCTCTTTTTTCTAACCAGGAAAGTATCAATTCTATCCCCCAATTTATAACCGGAACTGAACCATGTGTGCCTTTAGATTGATTTCCAGTACCACCTCCTTTTACTAAACCCTTCTCTTTTAATACGTCTGGTTCATCGCATAATAAAAATAAACTATTAGAATTCTTCATATGTGGATAAAATCCCTTTAAGTTTCTTTCATAGTTACACATTGCATTATAATATAATAAACATCTACGCCACTGTTCATAAAAATCTTCAGTAAGCTTTGTTCTACCAGTGTATTCAACTACTATTTTATCTGTCCAACTATCTAAAATAAATCCTGATAAAAGAGAATGATCTACATCATCTCCTCCATCATTATCAACTGGGTCAAGCGAAGCTAAATATCTACCAAAAGGAGGTTTGCCAGAAGAATCAGTTTTTGGTAATTCCCATATTTCAATTGCAGTATCTAAAATATCTCCACGTCTATGAGGAAATTCACGAAGTACAGGCTTATCAGATAATGACCAATCTATCTTTCCATCTTTAATAAAAAATTGAACCTTCCAAGAAGCCTCTAATATTTTTTTATTTTGCTCAATCTCACCTAGTTGTTGACGTAAGTCTTCTATAGGGAAGAAATTACCTTCAGTAGTAAGAAATATATCAGAGGGTTTTAAAGGCATGTTTATTATAGCTGCCATATATTTCCTTCTGTTTCCTGAGTTCTTGGCTTTTTCTATTTCTTCTTCTATGTACATCTTAGCTTTATCCTCATCTGTTATCATATTAGGACCCTTTTTAAACTTATTTATAGTATGAGTCCCAGGAATAAAAAAACCTATTTTTCCTTTATTTTCCCAAATATCTTCAAATGACAAACAGTTAAACTCTTCAGGATTGTAAAAAATTTCTTTTGTATAAGTAACAGCACCATGTGTAGAAAGACCACCAGTACCTAATCCATATATTACCAAGTTCTTATAATCAGAAGAAGCTTGAGTAGATTCAAGAGCCCCCCAAACTTCAACAAGATTGTTCATAAAACCAACCTCTTCTAAAAAGACACGATTAGGACGAGTTCCGTTAGCAGCTAATGGATCATCCATAAAAGTTCTATGATTTATAACAGATCCTAAATATGAAGATAACGTTTTTCCAGAGGCCAATGACCCAGAAAAACTAACATATAGTGGAGATGGATATATCTCTGAATTTATTATTTGTTTATCAGGAAGATGCTCCATAGCAATCTTAACCTTTTTTAACAAATCATCAGAATATTTACTTTCAATTGCTCCTACTACAGTATCTGATGTTAAAGGGGATTTATTGATTTTATTTTCAAGATATACATCATAATCAAATGCGCCATCAAAAAGAAAGTTATGAAGTATTAATGCACTAGACCAATAGGACTTGCCCCCACCTCTCGCTTCAAGGGCTAATACATTCTTAGCCTGATTGTTATATAATGGTTTGCCCATATCTCCAGGATGTATCTTCCTTAAATACTCTCTTGCTGGGACATATATCCTTTTCTTTACTTCATCTTCTGTAATCCAACCATATCTAAGTGCCTTTTCTTTTTCAGGACCATAGTTTCTATCACATGTATGAAGCGTATCATCACTAAAACCAGAAAAGCCCATAGCTTCTTCATAAACATATGCTTTCTCCCATTCAATATCTCTAAGCCATGGTCTACCAAGTTTTCTAGAGGCAGCTCCAGCTTCTTCAAATCTTATAGTATGAAAATTAACATAATAATATAAAGTCCCAGGCATCCATTTACCTGAGACCCAATAGCCTTCCACACACCTGCGTTTTTGTATTTTCCAATAGGTTAATCTATCATACTTTTGAGAAATTGCATGAAATTTAGGAATATGTGGTTCTATGAAGTTTGAGTTGTTAATCATATTCCCCAAAAATTCCTGATATAATAATATGAAGTATTTGTCATAAAATCTTCAAACAACCTTTTAACAGATGTTTCATAATCTCCATTTACATCCCGCTTTATAAAAAAATTACCTATTCCTAATTTTATTTGAAGTTTGCCATCTACTTCTTCTTCTTGAAATTGAATATTTTTGATATCTCTTTTCATACTATTAAGATACCTATCAACTCTACTTTTATTTATTTCTTTAGACTTCATTTGTTTCACTCATTGATTTTGGTTTATTACCTCTACCTCTTTTAATTTCATCCTCTTCTATTTCCTTTTTTATTTTTTGGAAATCAGAATACATTTTAGGAGTAGTACTAAAAGCTTTATCTAATTGTTCAGCTGTACCTTTGATTGTGACAAATTGACCTGTTCTTGTCAAAACGTTATCTCCATTGTCGTTTGTGGCATATTTATCAAAGTAATAATCTTGTGTTTTCAAGTATTTATCTCTTTTGAACATCAATTCCTCCCATGCCAAAAGAGACCGTTCTGCTTGAGTAAGTACTGATTGTTTAAACATACTAACAATGTCGTCGTAATCATCCCAATTAATATCCTTTTTTACAATATCCTTAGCTGCAAGTTCCCACTTATTTGGTAAATTATACATCGGGGAATCTCTCTTAACACAAAATGCTATCGCCCACATTACATTAGAAGAAAATGTTTTATTTTTCTCTTTTTTATAAAACTTATCAAATAGATCTATAATTCGAAAATGTGGAAAAATCTCCCAAAAATTATTAGAGCTATTCCATTTTTCAATCATGTTTTCATTCATAATAACTTTAATCTCTTTAATTTATTACTATTACTTGGATTAATCCTCACAATCATCAAATTCCTCTTCTTGATCTTCTCCACTATTATCAAGATTTTGTTGTTTTCTAATTTTAGCATTTTCTATTGCAAGTATTACTTTTTCAGAAAAATAAAATGTACCAAGATGTTTTAATAATATATTATGATAAGAATCTAAATTTGCCTTATCACCAGTTTCCATACAATCTCTTAAAAATTCAAATTGATGATAAAAGATATCTTCGACAAGCTGATATGATTTACCTGTTTCAGCAGCTACTTCTTTTATGATGTTTCTAACTAACAGTTGGGTACTTCTCATGTAATTTTTTTACATAGTTAAGTATTTCATCTAAATCTATTAATACATCTTCTACATTACCAGAACTATCTAATATGTACAATGCTACTTTTTTCACATCTTCATATTCTGTAGAAAAAAACTCATCGACAAGCTCATCATCTAAGAACATTTTTCTCTATATTAAAGTTAAATTCTATTTTATATGTATCTCCAGGAAATATTTGAAGCATTGTAACTAATCTACCTGTGTTATCAATTAATCCAGTCTTCCTGATAAGAGATAGATTATTATTAAACACATCTTCTTTCATCCCTATATATCCTCTTATCTCTTTTCTAGTAATTTTATTATTTATAACCCTCCACCGAACATCTTCTTCAAGATCCTTATATAAATAATTATAATACATTATACTAGATAACACGTCAAGTTCCTTATTGCGAAGTTTATCAAGAGGTGGAAAACTATGTAACACCTCTAATATTTGTCTAAAAAACTTCCTATCATCCGTTGCTATTGCCAACTTCATTTTTCAACTCCCTTATAAAATTTTCTAAAAAAAATCTTTCTTCTTTTGTATATCCATTTCTGAATCCTTTCTTAGATGCATCCTTATGAACTTTATCCATTATCCCCATAAACACTGACAATGTAGGAAATTCAGAAGTATTAGTTAATTTAAAAGAAAGACTGTCTTCTCTAGTTATCTCCATCATATTTCTTATTGTTTTTAATTAACGTCCAATACAGGGATAACTGAAGTTCTGTTAAGTTTTCCACAGTATTTCCCTGTATTGGCGTTAAAGGCGACTCTATTGCTGTCTTAAATTCTTCTCCATCATATAAGACTATATCTCCATTTGAAGTCGCATAAAGTTCTCCAACCACAAGTTTATTTGCCTTTTTTAGAGGCGATTCTCCGTATTCATATATAACATTAAAATTTTCCATTTGTGCAAAGATACAAAATTATTTTTAAATATCCTAATTTTTTGTTATTAGTACTGTTAAAAGACCATCCTCTAATGTAGCCAATGACTCAATTTTGTTAATATTGCTCGGTAAAGGATAAACATATATAAAAGGATCACAAAAGTGATTACCCTCGAATACCACTTTTAAATGCTCTTTGGACATTAATATCTTAAATACTTCTGTTGATTGAGCACCAGGTACTGCGAGGGTAATAACAATTTGTTTATCTGTCTCTTCTTCCCTATAATATTTCTCTCCGAGACCGAGTGTTTTTTGTAATTGATATATACCTCTTGTTAGCACTAAAGTCGTATTTTAGAGGCAAGTTCATCAGGGTCTATAAAATTATCAGGATGCACAGCAATCTGTACAGCACCTCTATGAATAAGCCCATATTGTTTTTCTGTACCATCTGGCATCTTTACAGGCCATCCATAAAACTTACCTGATATCTTAATCAATATATCCCCCTCTTTTATATCAGTAATTGATTCATGAGCATGCAAAACAATTGCATATGCATCAGGAGATTCTGCTCCTTCAGGCGTAATTATCATTCTTTTTTTAGGCTCTTTCATTTCAATAATCATATGCCCTTCTGGTAAAATTGATTTCTTAAGATCTTTAATTTTTTCCATTATCTACCTTGTTTATTATATGATTTAATATAATTTTTACTATGCTTATTTTTACTATCTTTTTTATTAGCTTTTCCCGTCTTCTTGGAATTCGATTTGTAACTGCTCCTCTGAGCTTTGTCCTTTACTGCCATTTATTTTATTTTTTTCATACCAACTTAAAAATACTAAATTACACATTGCATGAGATAAATGAGATAATCCTGATTCAGGATCTATTTCCTCCCCATTTCTCCAAGCAACCACATGCCTCATTAATGCAGCGTAATATCTATCATTAAAAGGAGTTACACTTTTCCAATTATTTGGAGAATATTTTTCTGCCCCAAATGTTAAAATTTTTACTACATCTTCTATACAATCCATAGGAAGCAGATCCCAACGTAGCTTTTCTGTATCGTATTTTAAACCTGGCTCCATGCTATAAGTGAATTAATATTATCAAACACTGGAATATCATTCTCTCTGGCGAGAGCTATTTCCCTTTTAGTTCCTTCTGAACTTCCCCAACCTGGGGTAAGAAACACTGCGTCTGACGCAAGTAACCATGGCTGAGAGTTATCAAAGTAATCATTGTATTCAAATCCTCCATCAACCAATCCTTCTAGAAAATCGATACAAGGAACATATACACTAAATCCTGCTGATCTTACTTCCTTTGCCGTTTTAATCATTTTGTGACAATTCTTAATGTATCCTACGGCTGTGTCATTAAGCTTTCCTGCAATGTAAATTTTCTTCATTCTGTTTTTCTTTTTACTTCGTATACTTGCCCATGAAATGTAAAATGGGTATACCCTTTCAAATAAGCTTTTAAATGAGCTTTCTCAAAATTAGATGTTGTTCTTATTAGTTTTCTAGTTGTTTCATCGTCTCCTTCTTTTAGTTTATAACTCTTTAAAATATTGTAATCTAATATTCCTCCAAATTTTCTATTTCCAGTCATAAAACCTCCAATCCCAAATTATTGTATTTTTATATTCTCTTTTTTTTCTATCTAATAAAGTATATCCCCATCCATTATCTACTGCATACCCTTTTTCTACTACTACGGCCATAGTATATCTATTATATGTTTCTTCATCCCATTTACTAGGATCACCTGATATAGAAAGTAAAACTTTAAGGGTATCGCCAGTATAATAAGTAACATATGTAGTTATAGAATCTGATATACTGTATGTAATAGACTCATACATTGATAATGTTGAATCAGATTTAAAATTACTTATATCTGGTATAATAATAGTAGTATCTGATACCCAATACTTATGATCTTCAGGCCATTCAAACTCTTGACAAAACATTCTACTACTAATTAGTAATAATAAAACAATCAATGCTTTCTTCATATCTCCGTATTTAAATTTCAATACAAAGATAATACATATTTCTAATATATGCAACAAAAAGAAGGAGAAATTTTAGTTTCTCCTTCTACTTTATTTAAAATAT